GCAAGAGTGGTGTCTCTCGCCCCTCGGCCTGGTCGGCCGCCTGTAAGTTCGCGCGATATTTGGCACAAATTTGCACGCTTTTTGACACTCACAGATGTCATATTGTTGGGCGTTATCTATCATGGGAGACGGCGACAACGGATGCAAAATTAACGTGCGCGATGCGGAGCAGCGGCCGAGCCATCAAAACCAACAAACCGGCTCAGTATCGACCTCAATAGCATCGGTAACGGGGTGCCAGGTTGCGTAAATGTCCGCACGCGCGATCGACGTAGTTTCCATAGCAAGCGACGGCGCGTGAGCGGAAAACGTTGTGTAGACATAGTTGGTCGTTCCGTACTCGAAAACACGCTGTTCCAAAACCACGACGGGATGCCCGGCGGCCCCGGCTTCTCTGGTCGGAATCGGTGTCAGATAGATAACTTTGTACTTGTTGATGCCGCCCTCGACAATTGGCTCTGCGGCCAGGCCGAGTAAATCCTGAAAATCCCCAGAATAATCTAGCAAGCCAGAATCATTATCGACACTGTCATACATGTTTGAGGAGCACCAATCACTGCCACTCGGATAATCAATGGCGGAGCTTGTGGAATGATTGTGATCGTTGACCTCGCTTCCGCCGATCTTTGATCTAAGGTGTCTAACATCTGAGGTTTCGTGGCGCACCCACATGTGACCTCCCCCGTACCCAGGAACAAGCGAACCCACCCATCCACCTATCCAAAGCTGCTCATACGCACTTGAATACGAGAGAGACATCGACAAAAGCGCGTCCTCAACGTACCCGGCCCACAAATGATATGCGACCGTTTCCGCGTAGGTAAGTGTGCGGACCATGTCGCACGTCTCCGAATACGTATCCGCGCCCCGGCCATAATATGCCCACCCCTGCGAGGACACTGGTGGGTCGGTGACGTTATTCTCGGTATGCAACAACCATGTCGTGATTACCCGGTCATATGTTGGCCCCAGCGGCGTGCCGTTCTGGTCAGTCTCAAAGTAGTGTTCAGTCGTTGTGAACGAGGCGTCGCCCGTCACTTCAACAGTCGTGTGGGTGGAAGTAGTGGCCTGGGAAAACACCTCTGCTGAGACGGACAGTCCGAATCCGGCGCCCTGTAAATCAACGGTGCCGGAGATCGATACCTTCGCCATTTTTTTGATTTCCTGGTCCGGATTGATGGCGCCGAGGATGAACTCGCGCCCTGTCGTGTTCTGCGCAACGAGGATCAGACCATAGGGCCCTGAAATAGAATTCCAGAATGACGCAGGAAAGGCGACGTTTATCGGCGTCTCCCAGGTTGCCGACGTCCCGTCTATATGCCCGAACCGTCGCAGCGAAAACGCAAAATTTCCGCTTGAGTTAAAGTTCTTCGCGAACGACAAAACCCACCGCGCTTTTGCGGCATCAATCAGCACCACGTATGCGGCACCACCCTCTGCGTGTATTTTGCCGATCCCGCCGTATCGGCCCCCCGAGATCAGGCCATAATTCCGCCATTCCAGACCGGCCAGGTCGTCAGCCTCCTGTTCCGCCTCAGACCGCGTTACCGCCGGCTGGCCGGGGACGCGTAACAGAATGCACGATCCATTTGCGGGAGCCGGGCAGGTTTTCGTTTCAGCGTTCGGCAGCGTGATCGATCCGCCCTTCCACAGACCGTGATAGGGCTGGCCGATCATCACTATTTTGGCCATATCAGGGAGTTTGATTCCCATCAGGTCGGCTGCTTGTAATCAATAACCAATGGCACATTATTTGCGTCTGTAAATGACATCTGCTTGATCGGCGCCATGACGATCGTGATCAATCCGTCGGTCGATGTGATGCTGATGTTGGCCCAATGCGTGCGGTTTGCAAAAGCCGTTTCAGTGAGCGGGCTGGCGATTCCGCTCCCTGACCCTGAAATCTTCGGCCTGCCAATTCCGACCCTGGCCGGAATATCCGGCGCCGGCACGCCACCAGGAAGCGCCTTATCCCTGCGGCTCGTTGTTCCGGACGCCTCGTCCGTCAGGCGCGCCAGTGCGGCAGTCAGGTCTTTGGCCATCAGAGCGTCACCGAAAAGGGGTCTTCTTGTAACTCGGCGTCGTAGCTGCTGGTAATGATATGCGCCGCCTTCTGGCGCTCGCTGCTTTCGACCCCCGGAAACGTGATCGTCAGCGTGTGGTCCTCGGTCGTGCCGTTGTTGAAGACGATTACCGGATCACCAAGCTCGTTGCTGGTCCCGGCATCAGTCCCGGGCGGCGCGGTGATCGGATCGCCTGGATGCGTAATCCCGACCCCGGCAATCGACGAAATCGCCAGGTCGAAGCGCGTTGTTGCCCGGCCGGAGTCGCTATTGATTGTGTGCACCAGCCGCCTGACTTTGCCCGTCGCATCGACATGCGCCGTCCCCACGCGCACAGTCTTGTCAAGATCGATGGCGCCGTCAAGCGGCACCTCGGCGCTCACCAGGTTGCTGCGGTGGGCGGCTGCGATGCGCGCCTTTGCCACGGCGATCAGTGTCTCCATGGCGCTGTCAGCGGCCGCCCGGTTGGTATCCGTGGACAGCGCCACATCCACGGAATTGGTCATCCCGACCACCACCGGCGCCGTATCAACGGGGGGAATGCCGGTAATCTTGTTCTGGTAGAGCGTCACCGAGGTTTCCGCCGCGCTGATGTCAGGGTATTCGCCCTGCAACGCGCCGCTCATTCCTTCGCGGATGGCGCCAATCTCGGCGATACTCAACGGCGCGGCGATCGTAATCTCGTGGACTTCTTCAATCTCCTGCGAATAACCGAACGACACCACAGCATTCCAGCCCGTGCATAGTAGCGGATCGGTCGCCGGGTTCGGAATCCAGACTCCGGCCTCGACACCGCCGGGACCATAGATGATCGTCGCGCTGGTCGGCAGCGCGTCAAACGTGATCGACTCGATACTGCCACCGGACGACTCGATTGCCGACCTTACCAGGTCGCGGGTCGGCACCGCGAGATTTTGGTTCACATAGCCGCCCCACCCATAGGGAATTCCGTCCAGCGCGTCATAAACGCATGCGTATCCCTCGGATTTTATGCGCGGGAAGCGGTAGGAAAAAACCAGGTCGATCTGATTTATCATCGCCGCGCGCTCGGCTATATCAATCTCCAGCGACCCGTCGAGCAGGGAATCCTCATAGAACTCCATATCCGCGGTGGATTTTGCCGCCCAGTCTGTCAGGCGCAGGGTCCCGGCTGGGGAAATATCCAGGGCGGCGGCGACGGTCGAAAGGCGGTCGTTGGCATGCCCCCAGCGCGAGGCGCCGGCGTCGAATACCGCGCTTGAGTAATATCCGCCGATCAGCGTATTGATCGCGGCGACGCTCATTGCGGAAACCACGCCCTGCAGATCGTCAGTGCAGCGGAAGTTGATTACGCGCGCACCCAGATCAACCGCCGGCCGGTCAACCTTGCCGGTAAACAACACCACTTCGTTGGTCAGCGTCCCGCTGGAAAAGTCGCCGAACGAGATGACGACCGGCTTTCCCACAAAGCCAGGGACGAAGACCTCAGTAAGCGGCGCCGGCTTCATGGTGAAATCAGCGACGCGCGCGGCCCCCTCTTCGGCCTCGACAACGAGGTCGCCGATTACGTCGTCGCTGACATCGTCGCCGTCGAGCAGAACTCGCACGGAAAAAAACGTCGCTGGCGTTCCGATCGGGAGGACGACAAGTTCCGGAGTGAACCCTGCAGTATGCCGCGCGGCGCCATCGGTCAACCTGAACTCATCCATCTTTCCGGAGAAGACTGGCCAGGCAGGATCGCCATAGGAAATTCCGGGGAGGCGGCCGATATAAAAAGCATCCGCTCCTAGATCGGTAGAATTCTGCAGCGTGCCGAGCAGGGCGCCATTTGCGAAAGCATAGAACAAGCCGCCCGCGCGTGAAAACTCAACGTGGACTCGCGTGCTTGGCCCAACGATAACGCTGCCTACGGTCTCCAAAGCGGGTTCGGTGACAGAAAAAACCAGGAATGCGTCGCCACTGTTTTCTTCATGCGTCACAATCATGCCGGGAACGTAAAAAACAGTGTTTTTCGATCCAATGGCAATTTCCCCCGGCGTTTCAATCCACGCCTCAACCGCAAGGTCGCCAGCCCCTACAAGGTCGACAAGCGTGACCTCGACGGTGCCGCCGAAAAGCTGGAGGGATCCGGCGCCGACGATGGCCGGATGGACTATTGATGCATGGTCATATGTGACCACATTTCCGCGATCGTCGGCGATGGCAAAGTCAAAATTTAGATGCGCGACGACCTTGTCCGACAGCGGGTCAGGCATCAGACCTCCTCCGCGATCAGTTCCCAGGAATGGTCAGGGCCGCTACGTGTCGGGCGCAATAGCCAGCACGTCAGCACCGGGTAGAAGCCGACATGGTAGGCCACGGCATCCGCCACAGCGCCAACAGTGGCGACTTCGCCATTCATCGAAACCCCTGCCGCAACCGTCTGCCCGGAAGGAAGTTGCGCCAGACCATACGGTACGTGACCGGCATCGTTGCGCCAAATTCCGGACAACCCGACCTGGCGCGTCACAAAGTCGGCCGGAACTGTTTCCGGCGCAATGCAGGCGATCTCATGTTGGGTGTCGAAATCGAGCGACTGAATGCCCGATGGGACCCAACCGCTGCCAGATGTAACCACTCTCGTCCTGCGCCAGGTGCGCTGCAGGATACCGCGCCCTGAGATCGCCCGGAGGATTGTCTCTCCGCCGATCGGCTCATAACGCTGTGTCAGATCGAACGAGGCATACGCCGGCAGTTCGAAGCCGCCTATCTTGAGCAATTTCACCGACGCCCCCCTTTCCGCAATGCCTCACGACTGACATAGGCCGCTAGCCGGTCGACGGTGTCGTTGCCGGCGCTAACGCCGTAACGCTGCCCGTCGAGCACGAGCGTCAGGTTGCGCGCCGCCGCTTGGCTGGCGGCTGCCGGCATTGCCGGGACGCGCAGGCGGTCGATGGCGCTGGCGCCGAGCAGGCCGCCGGAGGCGAATTTTGGCAGTTTCATCGCGTTAACCGCGGCCATGAAGGCAGGGCCGTAGTAACGCGCCGCCGGGCGCTGGATCACCCACTCGCCGGGGGTGCCCCAGTACAGCATGTTGTCTGCTCGGTCGTGCGGGGCATGGCCTGGGAGCGGGCCGCCGAAGGAAAACTCCGGGACAGGTCCGGCCACGGCCAGATTCGCCCAGTCCGCATTTGCGGCGGCGCCGGCCTGTACCGTATTGACCGTAACCGTCACCGTCTTTGACTCCGGCAGCGCGTCGATCTGTCCCTGCAGCCCCTTGATCTTGGTCTCCGCGTCAGCAATCTCGACCTTAACCTCGATCGCGCGGGCGTCGGCCTTCATCTTTTCGAGCTGCGCCTGGAGGTCGTTGAGCAGATTCGCCTGCTCGGCTGCCTGCTGCTTCAGGCTTTCGGCCCTGGCCTGCTCCGCGGCCGCCTGGGTCGCGAACTGCGCCGCCTGGGCGTTGCCGATCTGCTCGACCAGGTCGGCGTTACCCGCCTTGTCGGCGAACGATTCGGCGCGCTGGAAAAACTCCTCGGCCTGCTTCTGGTATTGCTCGGCTGCCTTGAAGCGCTTGTCGATGCGCGCCGCGTTGGCGGCGGCGGCGGCGTAACTGCCCTTGTCAAAAAGATCCTGCGCCTGGTCGGTCGCCGCCTGTGCCTGTTCTTCAGGCGACAGGTCCTTGTTGCGCAGGTTCGTGACCTTGTCGGCGGTCGAGTTGCGCTTCTGGCGCGCCTTGTCGAGCAGATCGGCGGCTTTATCGGCGGCGCTCTCGGCCTCCTTGAGCGACGCCTGCCAGGCGCTGCGAACCGCATCGACCAGGCGCTGCTGGTCGGCGATACGGGCGCTGATCGACTCCTTTTCCTTGGCGGAAATCTTGTCCAGCGCCCCGGTGGCGACGTAGAGCTTCTGCGCCTCAAGTTTCTCGACCTGGACGGCGAGCTGCGCCTGGAGGGATTCGCGCTTTTTCGCCGAATCTACCGCGGCGGCCGTGGCCTTCGGCTCGGTCAGCAGCGGCTTCAGCAGCACGTCCTCGACGTCCTTGCCGAGTTCGCGCCAGATCGTCTTCGCTTCGTCGAAATTTCCGGTCAGCGCGGCCTTCGCCGCCGCCGCATAGCCGGCCAGCCCAAGGCCGACGATCTTGATCATCCTGTAGACGGCGTCGAAGCCGTTGACCAGTGCTTTGAGCGTCTCCGAGAACGCAGTCACCGCCGGACCGGCCTCGCGAAACTCTTGCGCCACGGCGCCGATCACGGTGGCCAGGGTCGAGCTGCTGCTGGATGCCTGATCAGTGGCGCCGACGAACAGCAGGAATTCAGTCTTTAGCCCCTGCAGCGCCTGGCTGACCGTTTTCGGCATACTCTCGAACTCGGCGGCGATCTGTGGGCCCATTTTTTTCAGGGCGTCGGCGATGGCAGTCCCCGTAAGAGCGCCCTCGGCGGCCAGCTTGCGCAGCTCGCCAATCGGCACGCCCATGCCGTCGGCAATCGCCATCGCTAGCCCTGGGGTCTGCTCGATCACGGAATTGAAGTCTTCGCCGCGCAGGGCGCCGGCGCCCATGCCCTGGCTGAACTGCTGCAGCGCCGCTGCCGCCGACTGCGCTGAAGCGCCGGAGAGACCGACCGCCTGGTTGATCGTCGTGATGATTCCGATCGTCTCCTTGCCGCCCATCCCGATGCCGCGCAGTGCAGGCGACATCTTGACGAACAGGTCGACCGTTCCCGAAAGGTCCGACCGCGTGGCGCGCGCCGAATCGGCCAGGCCGGTAAAGACGGTATCGAAATCGCCGGTGTACTGCGTGACCAGCTTCAGCCGGCCGGTCATCTGCGTATAGGTGTCAGCGAGGCGGATCAACTCGCTGATGCCGAGGCCGACCCCGGCGAACTGCAAGGCGTTGCGCCCTAAATCCTGCAGGCCCTTGATCTGCTTCTCGACGCCGGTAACGCCTGATTGCACCTGACCGAGCGCCTTGAGCGCGCCGGTCGCGGTGCCGTCGATGATCAGCTTGAGCGAAAGGTTATTTGCCACGCATCATTTTCCGGAAGACAGCTCGCAGGCCAGAGAAAACACCACCCACGGGTAATCCCATACCGCCGCATGGCCGTTGGCGGCCAGCGCTAAAGCGGCGGTTTCGAGTCCCCTGACAGAGCCGCCCGCCCGAGCGCCAGCGCCCGGCTCCGCATCGCGAAAAAATCCCGGTTGACCTCCTCGGCGGCGGCGAACACCTGTCGTAGATCGGATGGCGCCAGGCCGGCGACCGACTCGGTCGTCAGGTCGGTCATGCGCAGCAGGTCGGGCAGGCTGAATTCCTCGAACAGGGCGGCATCCACCAGGTCGCCCGACACCATGCCGGAATCCTTCAGCCACGCCCGAATCTCGCCGACCGTCAATTCCTTGACCTGAATTTTCAGGCCAGCGACCTCAATCTCGCGGATCACGCGCATCAGGAGACGCCGCCGATTTCGAAGAAGTAGAACGGCGATTCGGTTGCCGGCTTGGTGTCGTCGGCCAGCACTTCGGCCTCGCAGTCGAAGCTGACGAACTCGTCGCCGACCAGTTCGACGTTGGCGGCCGGGCCGAAGACGAGGCGGTAGAAGGTGCCCATCGCCGGCTTGCCGCTGCGCTCATTGACGCCGTCGAAGACTCCGGAGAATTCCTGCGAGGTGTACATCAGGCCGTCGACGCGCGAGGTGGCGAGGGCGGTGTAGTCGATCGTGATGTCGTCTCCGGCGACCATGGTGCCGGTGGCCAGCGGGATGATGCCGGCACGAACGCGCTGGTAATCGGTGCCCTCGACATAGGTCGTGGCGCCCTTCTCGACGGTCATCGCGATAGTCGTGTCGGACGGCTTCACCGTCTTGATCAGGCTGCCGAGCACGATGTCGTTGTGTGCCTCGGCAGTGACTGTGCCGCCGGTCACGGCGGTCACCTTGGCGCCGAAGGCGATCTCCAGTACCTCCACACTCATGTTGCGGAATGCGCAGGCCAACTTGACCGCCTTCGGCCGCTTGAAAGAGTCATGGTTGCCGCCGCCGGGGTTCTGCGTGTTCGGGATGGTCTTTTCCTCGATCTCGTGCGACAGCGTCAGCTTGGTCGCGTTGCCGGTCGAAAGAAGCTGCGTGCCGCCGCTCGTTTTCTTGAGGTAGAGCGGACCCTTGAGGATGGCGGTGGGTGCGGACATGGCGGAATTCTCCTGGTGGTGGTCTGGGTGGGATGACCCCCCGAGTCTTTCACGCGCGCGCGGCGCCGGTCAGGGGGATGCGTTTCGACACAGCACGGGCGCCGTTCCCGGCGTTACACCCAGGCGCCACCGTTCCAGCGCTTTAACGTCGCCGCCACCCAGGACGATCCGTTCCAGCGCTTCAGAGGCTTTTCCGCCCATGCCGAGCCGGTCCAGTATTTGAGCACCAGCCCGCTGGCGGCAGCCGCCGGAATCTCGAACTGGACCCACGAGACCTTGGCATCGACCGTCGGCGCTTCTCCGAGCGCCGCTGCGCCCGGCAGAAGGGGCTGAAAAGCCCACGTCATGTCAGGCTACCTTGCGGATGCTCCACGGGAACGCGCGCCCCGTGCCCGCCGTCTGCTTGATCGTCATATCCCAGCCGTTCATCAGGACGAACGAGGGCGAGGCCCACAGCGGGTCTGACTGCGCGCCGGCCAGTGTCGCCAGCAGGAGTTGCCGAATCGTGTCGCCGGTTCGGCACTTTTCCTTGATGCGGATTTCCAGTACGTCGCCGGCCACCATGTTGGCGAGGTCGATGAAAAGCTGATACACCCCGTCAGTCGTTTCCGGCGATGTCGAGTTGAGCGTGTGCTCGGTGCTGATCGTCGCCGTCTGCGATCCAGTTGCATGTTCGGAAATTGCCATGTCAGCCTCCTATACCGATTGCGGTGACGTTGTAGCCGGTAGCCGGCGCGGTCGAGCAGCGGGCGCGGGCGTAGATCGTGCTGCCAGCGGGGACGTAGCGGATGTGGTTACCGGACGCGATATTCCGGCCACGCAGAATCGACGCCTTGATTTCCGCCGTGCCGTAGAAGAATATCGGCACATCCTCGAGGATGATCTCCTTGTTGCTCGCGTCGCCATAGGCCAGATCGACCGACGTGTATTGCGCCGTGATCGTGGCGTTGTCGACCTGCACCCCGATCTGCCATGCCCAAAGGTCTTTGGCCGTCGTGCCAAGCGAGGTCCACGATCCTTCGGCGGCGTTTCCCGGTGTGATGCTGGTGCCGTTGCTGCTGGTGATCGTGCCGATGGTTTCCGAGTAGCTGCCGCACGGGACCATCTCCGGGTTGGTCGGGCGCCCGTAGAAGTCTGCCACTACCCGCACCGTGCCGGCCGTGGCGTTGTTGCCCTGCACGCGGACAGCGACTGACGATCCGGCCTTGATGAAGATCGGGAATATGAACTCATCAAACCCGGTCGTCACCGCCTGCGTCTGGCCGCAGACAATGTTGCTGATGATGGCCGTGTAACTGGTTCCGCCGGCAGGGTCGACGCCGATGTCTAGCAGGTGGTTCTTGGCCGCGCCGGAGGTATTGCCGCCGCCGATGGCGATGAACATCAGTTGGGAGTCGTAGGCCATGTTGGCCGACGAGGCAACCTGCGTCCACGAGCCTTCGGCGTTATTGGCCCCCGGCGTAACGGACGTGCCGGGAGTGGCGCTCGGCGTCGTGAAGTTCGAGAAGTGCCAGAGGAAGGAGTTGATCTTTTTCGGAAGCATATCAGGCCAGTGCAGAAGTGAATTCCACCCGCAAAGCGGAATAGTCGGTGATCGAATCAGCCTCGCCGCCGGTCAGTGTCTGCGCGAAATCCTGCGCCGCGCCGGTGAGCGTATGCGGTCCCCATGAGGCAATCGTCGTCGTGCCCTGCTTGAGCGTGACGGCGACCGTGCCGGAACCGGCGAGGAGACGGTAACGCAGAATGTGCCCGGAACTGCTAGACGGGTCGCTGCCGGACGCCAGCGCCAGCGTGCAGGTGGTGGCGCTGGCCGCATAGATGTAATCGGTATCGCCATACGCCGTCTCGTCGACCATCGCGTAGAGGTCACTGCCAGAGGAAGGCGCCCACGACCCGGCAGAAACATCGGAAACTGGCGCGAGTAACTGCGCCGCTGGCCCGGACACCGGCAGAAACAGCGTCGTCCTGCGGGAATGCGCGAAGACTTGCCACGGGTTTTTCGCGATCCTTGCGTGTTCATCCTGCGTCAGCAGACGATCCCATATCAGGTAGAGGCTGGTTTCCCCGTCCCAAAAATCCTCGTTGCCGTCCAGATTGCTCAGGCAATTCAAGCCGAGCCGATTGAAGGTGAATCCCGCGGCGTCATCGGTAGCCGAGGTCTGCGCATCCTGGACGCCATTGATGTACCAGCGGATCGTTCCGCCAGCACTCGTCATTTCCGCCGCGACAACTGAACACTGGCCGGCGACGAAGGCCACAAGGTTTGTGTCGACAAAAGTGGCAGCGTTACCGATGTCGTTGCGCACCGTCGAGAACATCTTCGAAGCGGTTGTCAGTCCAGACCGGATGCTGAATATCGGGTCCCCATCCGTGCTTGATGCGAACTGAAGGACGGACAAGTTGGTACTGACAGTGCGCGGCGTCGTAACCGCCAGCGCCGTCATCTGCGTATAGGAGCGGCTTGGGTAGTCTATGTAGGCATAGAGGTTAGTTCCATAACCTTCCGTGCTGACGCAGGCCGCGCCATCGGCGAATGTGCGCTTGGCGCCGCCAGTCCAGTTGATGAATCTTCCGGTAACGTGGTCAATCCCGGTCGCCGGATTGACCGCCGCAATCAGCCCTCTAGTGAGCGGATTGCTTTGATCTATTCCTACCTGGTATTGTGGCTGCTTTTTCCACATGGCTCACGCCACGTCGTACTTGATACCTGTGTACTTGAACTTGCCGGTATTGAGCGAGGACTTGAGCGCCACCCCGGTATTGTGCGCCACGAACAGCCCCCATCGCTTCGGCAGGATGCCGCCGAAGACTTCCGCAACAGAGGTCGGGGCGAGCCAATACTCGCGATCGCTCGTCGTTGAATCCACTTTGAGGGTTCCGAGAAGCCTGGCGACGCCTGCCAACACACCCGCGCTGGTGACAGTTTCGGCAGAACCCGTGCCATCAAATACATCCTGATAGGTGGGCGTGTCGTCATGCTGGGCGTAAGCAAACACGGCGATGGTCGTATTGATTGCGGGCGTCGTCCCAACCACCACGCTCCCGGAAACGAGCGCATCCACGTACTTGTTGCTGCTGTTGTCGATTACGTCCGACTCGCGCCCAGCCGTCCAGTCCGCCGAACTGGCGAGCGAGGTCAGGTCGAGCGTGATTGCCGCAGGCGTGCCGTAGTTGATGGTTTGGGTTGCCATTGTTTAGCCCCTCAGCGCGTACTCGACATCGGCATCGGTGACGGGTCCATCAAGCCCGAGCGTTGCAGGGGAGGCGGTAGTCCCCGCGCCTGTTGCGAACAGCTTTTCGCCGCGCGTCGCCTTTCGGCTGAGTGCCGCCTTGACGGCCGCCCAGCCGGCATTGACCAGGGCGCCCGCTCTGCCGGACGGGACATTGGTCAACGCGTCCTGCAGCCCGGCGCGTACCGCCGTCTTGGAACCACTGATCGATTGCCGCCCGGTCAGGATGATCTGCAGGTTGAATTGCTTTCCCTGGCAGGCCAGCGAGCGATTCGCCCAGTCCTGCGAGCCGTCCGGCGTGTCGAGCGGGGTCAGCGCCGACCAGGTGATCGAATCGAAAATATCCTCGGTGCGCACCTGGTTTTTCCAGACGATGAAATCCGGCGCGGCGTCGGCGTTGTAGGCCGCCTTGATCATGTTCGGACGGCCTGCTGTGATCCAGTCGACAAGCGTCTGGTCCGCAAGGATGTCAGATTTCAAAATGGCGAGTTGGCCTGGGGTCATGGACTTGCTGATTCCTTACGAAATGTCGACCCATAGGTCGTTTGTTTGCGGGTTGCTCGGCGCCGACGCGGCAACGGTGATGTCGAGCGCCACCCACGCCGTGCCGGTGCACCAGTACGCCTTGTTGTTGGTGCTCAGGCGGTAGATCGACCCGGCAAGCGCCGTCGACGCCGTCGGCAGCGCGCTGACGACTGGCGCCTGCAGCGCGGCGAGCAGCTTCATGGCGCGTTACGCGAAGACGGTGGCGCGGATCGCACTCGAGGCCGGGGCCACCGCAAAGGTGATCGTGCAGGTATTGGTCGAGGTCGCCGTCACGTCGGCAACGACGAAGACATCGTCGGAAACCTGGCGCAACTGCACATGGATGTCCTTCGTCCCCAGGTTGTGGGTGACGACGATGCTCGTCGAGCTGCCGTCGCCGATCGTGGCCGAATACTTGCGCACGACCACGGCGGTGTCGATGCTTACCGAATCCGCCGCCACGCTGATACCCGTGCCGGCGCCGACGTTAAAGTCGTTGGTCGACAGCGTCAGGCCGTTGCCGGCGGTGTAGACCGCGCCGGCGTCGAACTGGGCGAAGGTGATGCCCGTGCTGTCGAGCGTGATCGGCGCCTGCGTCGAACAGACGAAGCGCTTGCCGCCGTTGGCCGTGCCGTTGGTCACGAAGACCGCGGCGCCGTAGATCTCGGCGGCGCTGTCGGCATCGGTCGCGCGGGTCGGCGCGCCCGAGGAATTGACGATGTAAATGCCGTTTTCGCTCTGCGTCGACTGGTCCTTGATGAGGATGCGGTCGTTGGTCGCCAGCACCGTGCCGTCGACCGTCTGGCCGTTGGCGAAGGCCGAGGCCAGCGTGCCGTTCGCGGTGGTGGCGACGCGCACCTCGTTCTTCCACGAAATGCCGGCGACGGCGCCGTCGACGTAGTCCTTGTTGGCCGCATCGGTGCCGTTGGTCGGCGCTGCCAGGCCGGTGATCTGCTGGCTGCCCATCGCCACGGCCGCGGTCGGCGTCGCCATCTGGTCGAGGCGGTTGGTGCGCACGGCGGTATTGAAGTCGCTGATCGTGCTTGCCGTCTGCGTGCCGGTATGGTTGGCACGCGCCAGCGGGTTGGTCGTCAGCGCCGTATTGGCGATCGTGCCGTCGGTCAGCTTGGCTGCATCGACCGGGCGCCAGGCGCTGCCGTTCCAGACATAGGTCGCGTGCGTCGTGGTGTCGTGGTAGACCTGCCCCTCGACCGGGGTGCCCGGCGCGCTGGCCAGGTTCTGGATGCGCGCGTTCTGCAGTTCGTTCTTGTTGAGGTCGATATTGACGAGGTGCTTCATGGATTTCTCCTCAGTTCAGGTAAGCGGTACCAGCAAAGGCGGCGTTGAAATGGACGGCGATGGCGTTGTTCGACAGGTACTCGACATCGCCAACGACGGTCGACCCGGCCGAGTCGATCACCGTCACCGACGGAAAGCGCGCCAGGTTGTGGGTGATCGTCCAGTCGGCGGCGGGAACCATCTGGCTGTGCGTGTAGCTGGCGCCGCCAGGCGGGCCGGGCGGGCCGACGGCGCCGTCCGCTCCCGGCGGCCCGGCCGGCCCCTGTTCGGCGACCTCGACCAGGTCGAGCGTGACGGAGGGGATCTCGATCGTCTCGGTGATCCCCGGCGCGACGACTACCACCCAGTCGCTGCTGGCGATTTCGACAACGTCGGTCATAGCGGAGAGGGCACCCGCGTAGCGGGGATCGTAGCGGCCATGACCGGCGTTAGGCCGCCGACAAAGCCGGCTTTCGGCCAGGAACAGCAGCCACGGAAGGCGGCGCGGGTCATGCTGGCACGTCCTCGAGCAACACGCCCAGCCGGCCGCGCAACAGCAGCGTTTCCTTGCCCAGCGCGTCGGACAGATAGAGGCGGTAAAGGGCGCGGTCGGGGATGTCGGCGGTGTCGGTCTCGTCGAGGTCGATGGCGACCGTGCCGAGCACGCCGCCAAGCGCGATATGCCCGCTGGTCGTCGAGAATTCCAGAGGGGCCGGCGGCTCGGTGGTTTCCAGCAGGCCGCTGATCACCAGGCGCGCGGCGCAGCCGGTCAGGTCGACCGGGGTTTTCTGCGCCCCGGCCTTGCGCGTGAAGCCCAGCGACCACGGCAGGCCGCGGACCAGCGAATACGGGCCGACAAGGTCGAATTTGGCGCCGATCATAGCGGAGAGGGGCCCCGCGCAGCGGGGATCGCAGCGGCCATGATCGGTGCCCAACCGCCGACAGCATGGCGGTTCCGCGTCGCATGGCGGTTAAGGAAGGCGGCGCCTAGCATGCATCCTCCGCACCAGCCGTCACGGTATTGACCGCGAACGCCAGCGGAAAGTAGCCGAAGCCGTCGGTCACCAGCGGCGCCGGCGGATCGATTGCCCGCACCAGGCCGGCGGCGCCGGGGCAGCGCCAGCCGTCGAGCGCGGCCATCGTCTCGGCGAGCAGCGCGGCGGCCGCGTTACGAATGGCCGATGCGCCGACGTGCTGGCGCACGTTTTTAACGCAGGCGACGACCAGCCAGGTCTCGCGCCACAGCGTGCCCGACCCGGCATCGTCGTCGAGCTTGCGGTAGCCGGCCAGCACGACGTGGAGCGCCGGCGTCACCTGCCCGGTCTCCTGGACCGCTGCGAGGTCGGCGGCGGCGAAAACGTTGCCGGACACGGCCGGGCATTTCGCCTTGAGGCGGTCGACCAGCAGCGGTTCGGCGTCGAGCAGGGCCATGTCAGGATCCGGTGAACGGCGATGTGCGCCGCCCCGTCACGATCTCGACCAACCCCTGGGCGCTCGATTCGGCGGGCGCCGCGGCGGCATCGAAGCGCAGCCGTCCGGCGGCGATCGCGGCGAGCGTGTCGCGCGCCCATTTGGCACGCGCCGTCACCGCTTCGGTCGGGCGGTCGGCATAGAGCGATTCGCGCGCCAGGTCGCAGGCGACCCGCGTCAGCAGCTCGGGAACCGGCGCCAGCGGCAGGGTGTAGCGCCCGGTCAGCGCGGCGTCGATCTCGGCGCCGGCATCGCCGAGCGCCCGCGCCACCAGCGCCGCGTCGATCTCGCCCGAGCCGTCGGTGTCCGTTAACTGGGAGAGTTCGACCTCCGTAAAGCGGGCGACCAGGTCGGCGAGCTGGGCATAGGCCATGGTTACGCGACGACCAGGCCGGTTTCGAGCAGCGGCTCGGTGAGGAGCGCCTCGATCTGCGCCGCGCTCAGGTCGGCAAGCGCCACCGTCGTTACTTCCGCCGGCCAGGCGCGGCCAGCGCGGCGGAATCCGGGCCGCAGGGCGCGCACGGAGAGGTGAGTCGGTACGGCTTCCGCTGCTTCTGGTTTCCTGCCTTTGGCGACCATGACGATTTCCTGGAGTGGTTGCAAACGCTCAGGAAAACCCCCTCGGCGAGGGGGCTTGGTCTCAGCGCTCGCCTGGCGATCAGCCGAGGCGCGGATCGACGTGGAGGTTCACCGCCTTGTAGTTGGTGTTGCTCTCGCCGCTGGCCAGGTACTCCTTCATCAGCACAGCCTCGGCCGCGACGCGCGAACTCGGGCCGCATACCAGGTGCGTGGCGGTCACGCCGAGCACCGAGCCGTCCGGGCGGCGCTGGGTTTCCAGCGCCAGGCGGGCGGCGGCGAAGGCAGCCGCGTCGAGCGTCGCCTTCGAGCCGTAGGCCAGCTGGTGGAAGCCGAAGCCGGCCACGTAGCGGGCGTCCGCCCCGTAGAGGAACTCGCGCTCCATGAACACATGCTCGGAATCCGGGCGGGTCAGCGCCACGAATTCGGCCCGCTTGCGCTCCTGGAAGATCAGCGGCTTCATGAAGGTCCGCGACAGGTCCATCAGGAACCACGGCGCGCCCGAGCCGCCGCCGGTGTTGCTGTAGGCGGTTTCGGCGCCGGCGCTGGTGTAGCCGACGTGATCGCTGTCGAAGTAGTACTGTCCGTCGAAGCCGATCGTCGAGAAGCCCTGCGGCAGCAACCCCCAGACCAGTTCGTCGGGGTGGCGGGCGACGACTTCGCCCTGCATCGACAGCATCGGCGTGTAGATGCCGAGGCGGTCGTCCTCGATGTTCTCGCGCTTGACGCCGATGGTATGCTCATACGTCTTGTTCTTGAGCTGGGCGGCGCTCGCTTCCAGGTTGTTGATCTGGCGCTGGCCGACCCACTCGCGCATGCCGGGCAGTTCCTTCATCCAGCCGTAATTCTCGGTGTCGGTGGTGGAGGGAACGCGCATGGCGATCAGGTCAAGCGTCGGCGTGACCGAGCCGAACCCTTGCAGGAAGGCGGCGTTGAAGCCCTGTTGCAGGGCGAGCAGGACGGAGGCGGTGATTTGCATGGTGTAGCTCCTTATTGGCCGATCTTGACCCAGACACCGACGGAATCGACGGCGATGATCTTGCCGGCGACCGAGCGGGTGTTGGTTCCCGAGGTTTTGGCGACCGTCTGGTCGTCAACGATGTAGCAGTCGGCGCCGACATCGGCCTGGGCGATCGCATCGCCGGCGGACGAGTTGCCGAAGCGGAAGGTGCCGCGCTTGACATGCACCGACAGCGCGCCGTCGGCGCCGCTGGTGTTATCGACCGTCTCCTCGAAGCGGCCGATGGCGATCAGGCCGGTGGCGGTAGTTGCCGGCGCGGCATAGCCGGCGTTCAGGACGGCGATGCCGCCCTGGATCGGCTTGACCGACGCCTTGACCGGATAGCCGACGACATCGCCGGCGCGTTCCAGGGTGTTGCGTGCAGCGGTGAGTGCAGTCATGGCTCAGGACTCCTGTTTGCCGGTAGCGAACACTTCGGCGGTCAGGCCCAGGGCCTTCATCACCGCCTGCTCGGCGCCGGTCGATGGGTTGGGATTCTTGCCGCCGGGATTCGCGGCATCGGATTGCATGCCGCCCAGCGCGGCGATGGCCGGCGTCTGCTCGACGTAGGACTTGAGCGCGGCGAGGTTGGTCTTGCCCAGTTCGGTCGCCCACTCCTTCTGCGCCGGCAGCAGCTTTCCGGCAGAGAGCGCGGCTTCGACCGTGTCGGCGACCTCGCCCTCGTTGAGGCGGGCGGTCAGGCTGGCGACCTGCGTCTGCAGGCTCTGCATCGTCTCGACCGGCACGAACTTCGCCGGGTCGGGCGCCTGCGCCTTGAGCGCGGCAATCTGGGTGGTCAGTCCGTCGGCGGATTCGGCCTTGGCCTTGAGCGCGGCGACCGCGGCCAGGGCGTCGGCTTCGCCGGCGTCTTCCGCCAGGCCGATGGCGGCCAGCAGCTTCTTGAGGGTTTCGTTCACGTGTTCCTCCTGGGTGGAAAAGTCGTTCAAGGCCGTCAGGGCGACGGCCGCCATTCCGGACAGGCCGGGATTGTTGGTCAGCGCAGCCATGCGCAGGTCGAGGACCTCGCCGCTGGCGCGGTCGTATTCGAAGACGGGAGAAATGAAGCGGTACTCGCGGCTGGCGATGTGCCCTGCGGCGGCCGGCGTCCACTCGGGATCGACGGCGAACAGCCCGACCCCGTCGCGCCACTGCAGCGACTTGCCGGCGAACCAGCCGGCGGCCGGCGCCTTCTGGCCGTTCTTCTCGGCGTAGAGGGTCTGGTGCTCGTAATCGATGACCAGCGGGTTTGCCTTGGCGGCGACGCGGGCGATCAGCCGCGCGGCGGCGGCGCCGTCGAGCTTCCAGTGCGGGGCATCGGCGGGGCGGCCGGAGCCGTCACTGGAACGAAATACCCCGGCCGGCAGCAACTGCACCGCCTGCCCATCGGCGGGCAGCGCCGAGGCCAGGGCGGCAACTGAGGTCTTGCGGTGTGGATTCGCCATGCCGCCGATTGTGATCGGCGGGAAGGCGCCCGGTCAGGGGGAAGGGCTTCGGCGGGGGCGCCTGCATCCCGCTCCGCGGTCGCCCTGGCCTCTCCCGTCGGGAGAGGGGCCGGCGTATTGTGCGCCCGCGTTAAATTTCTTGCAAACCCGGGGTCGACCGTGGCAGACTGGCGTTACTGAATCTTTGGCGGACGCTGCCCGACCGCAGCGGATGCCGCCCGCCCTCCTGCGGGCGTCGTTATTTCCGCTGTTGCTGTACCCAATGGTCGGGACGAGAGCGCCGAATACAACACCCGCAAGGGGAATGAGCGCCGGGCTTCCAAAGGGCCTAGTTGAGTCCCGGCCGCCCGCACCGGCCACTGACCGGCGCGGTGTCATCAACTTAATCTTTGGAGGCCATCATGGCTTATCAACCGACCCCGGTCGACCGCGCTGGCGACGCCCTGCGCCGCATCACCTCGCTCGTCACGGCCGCATCGCTCATCAGCTCCGGCTCTTCGCTCTGCGATCCACTGCAGGAAGAAACCGTCGTCCTCGACCTGCTCGCCGTCGCCGAGCAGATCGGCAAGCTCGGGCAGGCGGCAATGGACGAGATCGAGGGGGCCATGAAGCGCGGTATTTCTCCGACAATGACGGCTTGAGGAGGAAGCGGCCATGTCCCACAAATCCACCGCGTTGCAAGTCGCCGGGCGCACCGTCCGGCTGGTCGTCGTCAACAGCCGGATCTACGTGCCGCTGCGCTTCCTGGTCGAGGAAACGCTGGACATGCGCTGGGAGGGGCAGCGCAAGCGGCTGGCCGCGCTGGCCCAGCGCTGGCGGATGGCCGATCTGCTGGTCTCAGGTCAGCGCAAGATGCACCAGCAGCCCTGTCTGCCGGCCGGGATGGTGCTGCCCTTCCTCTGGCTGCTGCGCCCGACGAAACCGGAAATACTGACACGTCTGGAGCGCCTGCGCGACGGCTGGGATGCTGCGCTGATGGCTTACTTGAAGCTTGACGGCAGCGAGCTGGCGAACATTGGCAGCTTTCAGATCGCCGAGATAGAGCGGTCGACATTGCCGCTGATCGCGCAAATCACCGAACTTGAGAAGCGACTGGCTGAGGCCAGGAGCGGCCCGGTTCCGCCAGGACGGGTCATGGCCGAACAGCGCTGGAAGAAAGAGTCGCTCAACGGGGATTCGTTCCGCGAAATGGCGCGGCTAAACGACCAGGGGAAAACCCTGGCAGCGATCGCAAGAATCCTCGGCTGCTCGCGCACGACCGTCTCGCTTTTTCTCGCCGGAAAATACAAAACCGGGGCGGCCGGAAAAGTATTCGATGAACTCGTCGGCGCTGGGTGGAAAAAAACGGCTTGTTTATGCGCAGTAAACGGGCCGCCAAGCGACGATCGAGGGCGTGGTAATACCTGACCATTGCCGGAAAATTTAACGCGCCACAGCGCGATTCTGTGATTCCACCCACCCCGGCCCCGCGCCGGGGTTTTTTATTGCCCGACCGCCTGCCGCAGGAAGCGGTCGAGGATGGCGAGTACCTCGCCGCGATCGCCCTCCGACAGCCCGAGGAAGGGACGCGCCGGGAGCGTGCCCTTCTTGTTGCCGAACTGGTGCACGGCGGCGCCACCATCCCACTCGCCGGCGAAGCGATTGGTGCCGATCTCGACGCCCTTGCCGCCGGCGGTGAGTTGATAGCGGATGGTGTCCTGCAGTATGCCGGTATCGACCAGCGGGCGCATGTTCATGAGCGCCAGCGATCCCTTGCCGGCGACTTTTCCCGCCTTGTCGTAATAGCCTTTCTTGTCGCCGACCCGTACCTGCCCGACCTTGCGCGTCTTGAGGTTGGTGTAGGCGGCATACTGGCCGCTGATCTTCGCCAGCCGGGCGAGGATGGTGTCCTTGGCCAGCGCCGGCCAACGCTGCCCGTCCGGCCCGGTGCTGCTGGCGAAACGCTCCTTGGTCGACTCCACCATCAACTCGCCGATACCGCGCATGGCCGGCGACAGGTCGTCGACGCGGCGCGCGATCTCCGCCAGGCGGGCAAGGACGGGGGCGCTTTCGAAGGTGACGGTGATGAAGTCGGTCACTGGCCGGGTTCGGTTTCAGCCAATAGCGCATCGGCGTAACGAAGCGCTTCCTGCCAGGCAGCGCTTCCGGGATTGTCCAGCAGGGCCCGGCGACACTCCTCAGCCCAGCGCAATACATCATCACGCGGCGAATATGGCGTAATCGGCGGATCGACCAATACAAAAGATGCCATCAGCTCATCCTCTCAATTACATCATAGACCCAACCCGGAGTTTTTGCTTTGACCGCAGCGTGGTAACGAATGAAACCCCTTTTCGATAACATCAGGTTAACCGCGTGCCAATGGAACTTCATGGCGTCGTCCGGAGAAATTTCACCCGCGTTGATTTTCTCGTAAAAACCTTTGCGCACCGAGCGCTCCGCGGCCTCGTGCGCTTTTTTCAGCGGGCCTCGGCCGACGTTGTTTTTGATACTTGCCGCGTAAACCGAACCATCCGGCCCAACCGCATAAATTCTCTTCAGGCCGTATTCCATAACAAGAAACAGGTCCTGAACCGACAGGCTCTGGGATGTGGGGTGGTTGTGAGACAGCACACCGCCATTCATGTCGGCAAGCTCTTGCGCTGTAAAGCTGACATGCGATTTACCGCCGCGCTTTGTCCAGAGCAGCTTTCCGTCAGCACCGACCAGGCCGGCGTACTCAACCCCAGGGGCGTCGGCGCTTGCCCTTGATAGCAGGTCGGTGTTCAGGGCGCGCAGCGTGCCCGGCTTCTCCGGCCTGAGCACCGCTTCCGCGTCCGCCGCCAGCGCCTTCCCCAGCGGACCCGGCAGCTTCGCCACCTTCTGCTCGACCAGCGCACGCAGTTCGTCCCGGACGCTGGCGCCGGGGGCGTAGCCCCAGCCCTTGTCGATTCCCGGCGGGGCGCCGGTTTCGGCGTCCATGTCGTCCCACCCCGGCGGCGGTTTCGTCGCGTCGCCCTTGCGCGGATTGGCGACAGCGGTGACGCGGCAGCGGCAGCCCCAGCCGTTGGGCGGGCTGTGCGTCGCCCAGAACGGGTGATCGTGCGGCAGGGTCAGGCCGTTCCACGCCAGGTGCTGCGGGCGCGGGTGGAGGACGCTGTCGTTGTGGACGTAGCGGCGGAACGGCAGCAGCTTCTGCAGGCCGGGATCGGCGAGCTGCGCCTCGCGGCCGGCGGCGTAGCTGGTGCGCAGGTTGGTCTCGTAAATGACCTTCGTCCGCCAGTTGAAGCCGCCCGTCGTGCCCTGCCCGGCCTTGCCCGGCCAGCCGAGGCGGTCGGTGATGTCGCGGAATTCCTTGCGGAAGGTTTCCAGCGTCGTGCCGGTGGCGATGGCCTTGTCGACCGCCTGGCGGATTTCATTGAGCAGGTCCGCCTTCATGGCGCCGGCGACGACGAAGCTGCGGTCGTGCTGCGCCTCCCAGATGTCCGTCCAGGTCTGTGTGCCGAGGTTGGTCTTCCGCCGGAAAAAGTCGACCTGTTCCGCGAACGGGAGGTCGAAGCGGCCGAGCGGGTTGACCGCGTCAGTCACCGCCGAGCGCCTCGCTCACCTCGACGCGGCCACGGGTGACGGCCGGCGCCGGCGATTCGGACAATTCCAGCGCACTGCGCTCGAGCTCACCCAATTTGAAGCCGGGGGCGACGCAATAGGCGTAGGCCGTCTCCTTGCTGTCGAAAGCCATCTCGACGGAAAAGCGCAGGCGGACGCTCATTGCCCGGCCAGCACGTCGGCCCGCCCGCGCAGATCGATCGCCGAGAGCGCGGCCGCCATGACCGTTACCAGGCCTTCCGCGGGGAGGTCGCCGTAACGCGCCAGCAGCTGCTCGCGGAACTGTTCGAGGCTGTCGGCATTGGCCAGCATGGCCTCGATCTCGGCGACCCAGCGCGCGACCTGCGCGTCGGCCTGTTCGGCGAGCGCTGGGGTGAGGAGGTCGGCGGCATCGGGCTGGGCGGTCTGGGCTTGCGCCTTGAGCGCCGCCCGAGCCTGGCCAGGGCCTACCGCCTGCGCCTGGCCCGTTGCGGTCGACGCCGGTTCTCCGGGGGCTTCCGGCTCGGTTTCCGGCACCGCCCCGAACACCGCCTCGCTGTTGCTGGCCTCGGGAATCCGCAGCTTTTCGTGCACCCACGTGACGGGAATGCGCGCGCCGCCGGCCGCCAGCTTGGGCAGCGCGTCGGCGTAGAGCTTGAGGTCTTGCGCTTCGCTAAGATCGAAAACCCAGCGCGGGCAGCGGCGCAGGCTGTCGAAGCCGGGCAGGTTGATCGCCAGTAGCGGATAGACCAGGTCGCGCGTCAGCGTCCCGGCCAGCGAACAGGCGTCGGCGCGCATGATGTCCGCGCGCACCTCGCCCTGCAGGTCGGCGACGCCGCTGCCCATGCCGGTGGCCTTGGCCTCGGCGCTCAGCACCTGGCCGAGAATGGCCTTGCTCTGCGCCCGTTCCGCCCAGTCGACCATCGCCAGGTGCACCGAACCGTCGCCGGTCCCGGTCACCTTGTTGATCTCGATCTCCATTTCCTTGGGCATGATCGCCCGCGCGTCGTGCCCGAGCGCCGTCACCGCGCGCATCAGGCTGGCCTTCTCGTCGGGCAGGGCGCCCTGGTAAAACTTGCCGAGGATGATCGGCAGGCCGTAGGTTTCGAGGAATTCCGCGAAGTCGCCGACCGCGTAGCTCTTGTAGATGAACGGCCACACCAGCACGCGGTACAGCGGCGCCCGCGACAGGTAGCCGGTCTTGGCCTTTTTCGGCTGGTGCAATATCCAGCCCATGCTGACCGGCGGCGCGCCGTCGGCGGTGGCGTCGTTCAGCCGCATCTCGCGCCGCTTGCTGTCCATCCGGAACCAGTCCTGCGGGCGCGGGTGGAACTTCGGGATGCGTTCGCTGCCGAGCCGCACCCAGTCCAGCTCGATCGCCGCGAAGCCGTGGCCGACGCCGTCCATCATCGCCAGGATCACGTCCTCGAGGTCGTCGACCGCGTTGCGCAGCACGTCCTCGACCCAGGCAGCGGCCTTCTTCTCGGCGCGGCTGGCGTCCGCCGGCGGCGCGATCGCCCAGTCCAGCGTATTGACCGCCCCGGCGCGCTTGGAAAACTCGCACTGGAGGTGCGCGTCACGGTCGATCATGTCCTCGAACAGCCGGTGCTGCGCGGTGATGTCGCCTTGGTCGGCGTGTTGCAGGATCGCCGCCGCCCGCGAAGGAGTCAGACCGGAAAGCTGGCCCTCGATGTAGGTATTGGCGAGCGTCGCGATGCGCGCCGTCTGCGGTTCGGCAATGTCGCCGAGCTTGAACGGATGGCCGTATTGGTCGAGTAGTTGTGCCATGATCGGTCCTTAGAACATGCGCCGGCAGGCGCTGCCGAAATCGTCGTCCGCGCCCGGCACCCGCGGCAGCGACTGGAATCCGGTACAGACCCCGCCGCCCGGCCCGCTCGCCGAATTGAGCGCGAGGAAGAGCGCCCAGGTGCGGTCGGCGTGGCCGGCGGCGTCGGATTCGGCGACGAAGCGCGGGGCGCCGGTGGGGCCGGTCAGCTTCTTCAGCTTGTGCAGGTCGGCGCGGAGCGCGCCGTCGCCCAGCGGGATGCGGATGCGGCGGTCCTCGAAGGCTTCCTTGCCCAGCGTCGCCAAGGTCAGCTTGGCCGGGCCGGTGAACAGCACGCCCTCGACGCGGCTGCTGCCGTGGCGGCGCCGGGCGTCCTCGACCGGCTTTTCGCCCATGCCGGTCTGGTCCATGCAGCAGCGGGTGACGCGGTAGGCGTTAAAAACGTCGTCCAGCAGTGCGTCCTGCTCGGCGAAGGTAACGCGCTTCCTCGCGACGATTTCGCGCGTCCACAGCACGTCGCCGACCTGTTCCAGGACGACGATGACGAAGAGGTCGTTGCGCGCGCCGATGTCGACGCCGACCCAGCACGGGCCGCCGGTGTAGTTTTCCGGGTTGCCGGCCTGCGCGTGCTCGGCGCCGTCGATCAGTTCATACGGCAGCCAGGCGCTGGCCTCGTCAAGCCATTGCAGCTCGAATTCCTGCGCCCAGGAATCCTCGTCGTTCATCGCCGCCTTGAAGGCCGGGATGTCGAGCGGCAGGCCGTCGGCGACGGCGCGGTAAATGTCGACCGTGTGCCGGCTCCACACCTCGGCGAGCTTGGCGTCGGTCATCAGCTCGTAAAACTTGTTGCCCTTGCCGTTCGGTGTGCTGGTGACGACCAGCCGCCAGCCCTTGCGGGTGACCGGGAACAGGGCGCGCCAGATGGCGTGCGAATCCTGGTGGAAGGCGAATTCATCCAGGAAGACGTTGGCGGAAAAGCCGCGCGCCGTGTCCGGGTTGGCCGGCAGTGCGGTGATCCGCGAGCCGCCCGGAAAGACCACTTCCAGCTTCGTCACTTCCGCCATGCCGGCCGTTTCGCGCCCCTCGATGACGCTGCACGCGGCGCCGTAGGCTTCAATGTGGCGCTTGACACCGGCCTCGATCGCCTCGCGCGCCTGCCGTTCGCCGCGGCTGAGGATCACCCAGCGCGCCCGCTTGCCGGCGGCCTCGGCGGCGAAGCAGTCATCGACGATTTCCAGCGTGGTGGTGAAGGTCTTGCCCGTCTGCCGCGCGAACATCCCGATCTTGAAGCGCGCCTTGTCCGCCAGCCACTGGCGCTGGTATGGGTAGAGGGCGAGGGCGGGGGCTTTGTCAGGCATCGCCGGTTTTCTCGCAGCATGCGGGGGAGCACCACAGCGTTTCTGACAATCTGCGTTTTTTCGCGGCTTCGGTCCTGGCCATCCCCTGTCCGGCTTTCCATGTGCGGATATGCCATCCGTGATCGAGCAGCGCGTCATGCTCTTCCGCATGCCCACAGATGACGATGCGCAGCAGCGGATTATCCCCGTTCTCGGCACACCAGCGCTGAACCGCCATCGCCAGCGGCCCGCCAACGCCGCCGGCTGCGTAGTCCATCGCGCCCTTGGTGTATGGCGGGTCGAGAAACAGCCCGGTGATTCCGTGACGCACCGTCACGGAATCGGACACCACGCGCGACCAGTCACCGCAGGCGACGCGCACATCGCGCAGCCGATCAGCCAGCCTGTGCATCCATTCGCGGATAAACGCGCTGCGGGGATGAATGCCCTTCCCGGCGTCGCCCAGGCGCGGGAGTGTGCGGTTGATGCACTGCCCGTAGCTCAGGTGCGGGAGTTGGCGGGTGATGCCCTGCCCGTTGCTCAGGTGCGGGAGTTTGCGAACGTAGAAAATCCGGGCGCCGTCGGTCCGGTGCGGGCCTTTGCCTCCGCACCATCCTGAGCCGATCCAGTTGCAGACGCCCCAGCACCACCAGCCTGCGATCTTGGCGTCGTAAAAATCCGGGTCTTCGAGCTGCCAGCGCAGGCGTTCGGCGCGGACCACCAGCCAGGCGTGCCGGGATTCCAGGTCGGCCTCGTTACACGGCCAGTCCGCCCAATATGCCACGGCGTCCGGGTCTGCCGCAACGGCGCGCCAGAAGTTGGCGACGAATCCGTCGGC